CACCTGTGCCTGTGCCAATTAATGCAGTAGTTGCCTGCGAGCCTACTACAGGTAAATTATAGCTGCCTGCTTGAGAAATAGATACGCCAGTAATAACTCCACCAGGATTTATGTTAGTAACTTGTAAAATAATATCAGATTGTCCATTAATAACAATTCTATCAAATACTGCATATCCAGTTCCGCCATTGTTTATGATTGTTGTAGGCACCGCTTTAAATTTTACACTGGCACTGGGATTTTTACTATTCCACCCATGCGTAGTTGCACCAGTGAACTGCACAGTTGGCACTGTGGTGTAACCTGACCCTGCTAATGACACGGTGATATAATCGACACTTTCTCCGCCTAGTGTAAAACCTCGATAGCTAGTTCCTGGCACTGACGGGTAAGTAGTGCTATAATGTAAATTATTTGCTCCAGATGGTGTAAGATTAACACTGTACACGTTACCGTCGTTTGGACTAGCAGAAAAGAATAATCTCATCTTGGCAAATTTGTTAGCTGATATATTATTCCATGCAAGTCGAAATGTATGGCTAAAACTTCCGTCGTCAATAACAGCAGACCCGCTAATAGGTAACAGGAAAAATCTCTGCGCAGGTCCTGCACTAATGTTTATCTCAGTTGCAACGCCAGAACTGTTTATATTTCTAGACACTGGAGCTAATCCGTACATCTGGTAATAAACTCCGTTGTACAATGCACTGCCTTTCAAATCATTTTGAACAGTTAATGCACCAGTTGCCAAATCAGCTGAGATAATAGCATTTGTTTGTAATTGTGTTATTTCTGTTTTTGCAACAGCTAACGCAGTGGATATTGCTAAGAAATTTTCTCTAAATCCATTGCTGTCATTATCTGCTCCAGGTACTGGAAAATTATTATTAATTATTCCATAATTAATTTGGCTTGTCATACGGCGATCCTGTCGTTTTTAAATACGATATATTTATCGCTAGCTTGACCTTCGACCGCGTCGATTATGTATCTGTCGATAGTATAATCGAGTGTTTTGAAATCAAACCCGCTTTGTTGTATATTGAGAATAATATCTGCACCATAACCTACTTTGCAGTAACAAATTGGTATAGCTAAGACAAATCCTAATTCTTGATTTGATCCTGGTTGAATACTACGCATCCACAGGGGCAAATAATTACGTTCTGAAGAGAATTCTTCACTATTGAGATCATTAGGATCTGCTTTCCAATTTTTAATCCTCTTTCTCCAATTAGTTATGCTATTTGGGTAAACTGTATTCTGTTGAGAATTAGATACTGGATATCCTGTACTATCCACACTTAACACTGGCACTGGTCTTGTAGAATCTGGATCTCCTCGACCTAGTGAATCTATACTTCTACTCCAAAAATCTAAGCTATTGTCAACAGTTAGTACTTCGGATTGCAGTCCCCGTGTAGCAATCTTTCCAGGCAAGTATTTGCCGTTGGGTTCGGACAAGTCCTTCATTTCTATATAGATAACTTCGTATACTGAATTAGTAGTTCCGGCAGTGTATGCTGTTGCAGATTTTAAACCACCAAATACAAAACGTTTTCTTTTGTGATTCAATCCGGCTGCGCTAACATACGTTGCAGCTTCTTTTGTTTCTATGCCTGCATAGACCAACATATTTAATTCTGTTTGTATTCCAAAATACGGATCGTTAGTTCTGTAAATACTCGAAGGTGTAAAAATATTAGAATCATTAATAAATGATTTCCATATTGTTCTTTGATTAGTTTTTAAGAAAGGCCTTCCTCTAATGTTGCTATATTTGATTAAATTTGGTGTGTTAATTGTAAGTGTAAATGTTCTAGTAGTGGCACTATAATCGTATTGATCTCTTGCTTCGATTTTAAAAGTATATTTTTTATCAAACGTAGTTTTATTATTATCGTATGTTGTAAATATTTTTGTTGGAACTTGTGGAATATCCCAGAAAAATCTTGTTATTCCTAATGTATTGGTTGCCAGATCATAAAACTGATTTACTTTGCCAACAATTTCGCCGTCTTTGTTCAGTGTTAATCCTGAGGGTAATGTACCGCTGATTAAATTATAAATTACAACGGCGCTGGTAACTGTGCTTGTTGCAGAAACATTTAAGTTTGAAACGTAATTAGCATCTATAGATCCAAGATCAGAATCAGTATTCCAAGTAATAACACTATCAATTTCACCAATGATACCTATGCTGAATGTTCTACTAGCTGTGGCAGTTTCGCCTTTATCACCAATGCGAGTTGCTGTTATTGTAAAATAGTAATTTATAGTAATGGCAGGTTGATACGGCATTGTTCCGTAAATAGTCGCAGTCTGTGGATCAAATTCAGTACCTCTAGGTAATGTGCTTAACGATCCAATGTAAAACTTAGTGCCGTTTGGAATATCTAATTCTAAAGAAGGATTAATTACAAGACGATAAGACCCACTTCCTAAACTAGTTACTGTATAAATTTTATAAAGCTGATTAGATGCACCTATTACTGCACCGTCAAACGTACACCATTGACCAGCTTCTATAGTTCCTACAACATTATTGACACATAAGGTAGTGCCATTTTCTATATTGTCGGTTGGCAGTAAATTAGTTGTAGTACATTCTACTTCTTTGTTAGTTAGTTCTAGACTAAAGATAACATTTGAAGCATCGTATAACGAAAGAGGTACAGTGAGGTAATTGTTGGCTCTAAATAAACCAATATTAGAATTTGACAACCATGCAGGCTCGCGTAGATATGTAACGTCAGCAGTAAAGAAATCAGCAACTTCGCTATCGTATGCTAAATTGTCAGCCCTGAATTGATCATCGCCTACGACAAATATTTTAAAAATTCGTTGAACATAACTATTGCCATCTGTCACTGTTACTTTAAATTGATAATTTACGTTAATAGTTGTTGCTGGCTTGTACGGCGTATTGTAGTCAAAGAATACTTTATCATATAAGTAGGAATCAAATCCGTTAGTTGGCCTTGATGCAAAATCGTAGCCTGCCCTGTCGTAGAAAGTATCGTCATAAGTGCCGCCACCATCGTCGGGTTTTATCTGAGGATTAGGTTCTATAAATCCTGATATAAAACCACTATCAGTCATAGTGACACCCGGCGGCAATTTGCCATCGCCGCTGGCAATAAAGTATGTTAATTTTTGTCCAGTAGACGTGTCTAGATCAAATGCATCTAATTGATATTCGACATAAGTTCGATCTAACGCAAACAACTGTTGATGTGTACCAATGTTGAGTAAACCTGATTGCGTTACAAAAGTAGGAGTATCCGGACCGTCAACTTCTAGTTTAAATGTTCTATCAGAAATTTCTCCGTTTTTGCTTGCACGGATGCAGAATGTAAATATAGTGTAATCTGATACTTCTCGTGGAGTACCTTTTAATACGTTTCCATCTATTACTAATCCGAGAGGGAGACTTCCTGAAATAATAGTATAACTTACGTCTGCGTCGTTTTGTGTGGGAAGTTGTTTGTTGAGAAGGACTTGCTCTCTTATCATAGTTTCCGATACGTACCCAGTTTCCCCCAGCGCACTGGTTGCTGTGAACACAGTTCCTACGTTGTTGTTGGCCGCACCAATAGTTGTAAAATCAGCAGTGCCATTTAAAAAAATAACATACTCTCGTCCGGGGATAATTTTTCCAGGTGTGGTAGTATATCCATACCCAGGTATATGTCCTAGATTATATCCAGACGGTTTTGTCCATACAGAAAGTGCCATAAAACTCCTCGCTTAGAGTATTTATCGCTAATAAAACGGTTATGTTGATCCGCCGCCGTCAATAACGCTTGGTATATCTGGACTGCTACCGGTGTCAAACTCGCCGAAATTAATCTGATTTACAGGAGGAGTCACACTAAATCCTGCACTGTCAAGCAGTGTACCGTTCATATCTAACGGATATCCTGTGGTGGAACCGTTAGTTCCGTAACCCGTAGGATTACCAAACGTGCCCATATCCATTGATAAAGAATTAGACTCTAATAGTAGAGCTACTAGATACTGTATATTAGGAACGCTAAAATTGTAAACAGTGCTTTGTATATCTCCGCCATTAGTAGCTTTGACAACATAACCATTTAAATTTAAATCAGCTGCAAGGGTAGGATTAGGGTCTGTATTAAGTCTAGTTCTTGCAGCTAAGTTAACAGTAGTTGACGTAGGAGTTATTGTTACCGATGTATCAGTACTGGTCAATCCTTTGAATTGTAAATTGGCAGCACTAGCTTGTGCAAACAGCCCAACCCCTCCTAAATTTTGAGCGTTGTTTATTGCCGCTTCTGCATCTAAAAATGCAAAATTAGCATTTACTTTTTGAAAGGCTGTGCGTAAATCGTCACCGGTGCCGTCGTTCGCATAATTACCTATTAAGATTGTATCAATTGCCATATGTGCGCTCTCTTTAGTGTATTTACCGTTATTGTTTAGGTTAGACTATTTGTTCCATATAGCGGTATCCATACCCCGTCGAAACCGGAGTAGATAAACTCTGCTACAACGCCACCTGATATATCTCTGCCAAGCAGTCCAGGATTTACTGTAAGGGTAGCAACACTAGAACCGTTGAAAATAACCAAACGCTGTCCAGGCACACCGGCCGGTAGCGTAACTGAAGTAGGATCGGTTCCTGAATACCCTATTGCCGGTGTAACAAACAATAGATTAAAATCTACTGTTGTTGGAGCGTAGTCAATAGCGCCAGTGTCAAGTGTAAATACTTGTTCGCCTTGTACGAACGCTGTGGTCTGTACTGTGGCATCTGGGAATGTTAACGCACCATCTGTGCCAAATGTCCAGTCTTTAGTTCCTGCTTCTAATACAAGATTGCTGGCAATGGTATTTACAAACCAAGGCCAGTTGCCGCTGAGATCTAT